GTGCCATTGGTGGAGCCATTGGTGGTTGTGCTATATCCATAGGTGGCATCATAGGAAAAGAACCATCGTCAAATCTAGGCGGCATTGGAGGCATAGGCGGCATAGGTGGTGAAGAGGGTGGAACATAGTTAGGATTTTCTACCCCTGTTAATACATCTCCACCTGGATTAGTATTAACAGGGGTAGAAAAGATAGGCTCAGGCATATTTATAGGCATATCTATGGGCTCAACGGGGCCGCCATAAACAGGCATTGGCTCATCAATAGGCTCAGGAGGGAAAAATCTAGGATCATCCCTATCAATTGGAGGCGGAACAAATATTTGGTCATCCCTAGGATCTTTTTGAGGTGGCAATCTTGGTAATTGAATTCTTTGTTTAGGCAACTGTCTTCTAAACATATCACCAATAGGATCGCCCATAGTATCTGTAGGCATGAAAGCTTGTTGCGGTTGCATTGGAGGTCTGTAACCTTCGGGAGTAAAATAAGCAGGGCCGCCTTGAATTAAGGTAGGTCTAGGTGCTTGTTGTGGTTGCATAGGTCTAGCCATAGTAGCACCCGCATCTCTGCCAGGTATTCCTTTTCTCATAGCGTCTTTAAATAAACCCATCAGCAAATTCCTTTAAACTTCTTACCTCTAAGAGCAGCACCGCCGCCTCTTGATTCGCCGCCACCGTAACCCTTAGGTTGTGGTGCAGATCCGTTAGGAATCTTTTTAAGATCAGAGTAATTAACAGTACCTTGATCTTTAATAGTTACGCTTGCTTTTACATTTTTCATATTAATTTACCTTTTTTTAGATGCTCTATATGCCTTTGCCTTATCTAAAGCAATGGCAATAGCAGTCTTCTTTTTTCTGCCACTGTTAACCAATTCTCCTATATTAGCAGATATAGTCTTTCTACTGCTACCTTTTTTTAACGGCATACTATTTCTTTTTCTTTACCGCTACTGGTTTAACTTTTTTGTTAGCTACAGGCTTGGCCTTAGCCTTAGGCTCAGACTTAACTTTAACTTTTGGTTCTTCTTTTTTAGCATTGACTTCGACTGCTGTTTTTTTGAGGAGTTTGTCGGCATCTTTATCTGCCTGCTTGGCGATAGCTTCGATGTCGATTTTTCTATCTGCATACTCATTGATGATCGTCCCATTGCCATTGTTTATTTCCTCTTCTTTTTTAAGCTCTTCTTTGTGAATAGCTTTCATTTTATTTCTAACTGAACTCATAATTAACCTCTCATTATATCCATTGCTTTAAATTGTGCTGATTGATCCATTCGATCTCTAGCTATGTTGTCTTTCATTGTAGCTATTTCTTTTTGAATTTCCAAACGCTGTTCTGCCAGCCTTGTATTATCCATAGACTTCATAGCATCAAACTCTTGTCTTTGTGAAAACTCTTCACGCTTACGTTGTACATCATCAGCTTTAATATCTAACTCTTTACCTCTTAGTTCTACTAAAGGATCAGGTTGCGGTTGAGGTGGCATAAACATAGCGTTTATCTGTTCAGTCAACTGAGCAATAACAGCTGCTATATCTTTAGCAACTTTGTCTTGTATCTCTTGCTGATATTGACCAGATACTTCTGGAGGTAGCTGTTGTATTTGTTGCATCATTTGTTGGAACTGTTGATCTTGTGCATTCTGTTCGTCCACTATCTCAGCGGCTCTAAAAGATACATGCTGATAAATGTGCGATTGAATTAAAGATAAGACCATAGGATTAGCTTGAGCAGTCATAGTTCCGTATAGGGACATGTGAGAGTTAATGTGCGAATCGTGATCTTGCCCAGCAAATGCTTGAGCTGGCATACCTGATATCAAAGATGCGTTCTCATTAGCGGGATCCATAGGCATAGGCTGTGGCGTAGGCGGTAGAAGTTTCTCAACATCTTGAACACCCATTGCACCGTACATTCTTCTGTATGCTTCATGCAGTCCAGCGGGGCCATGTATTTCAGGATTACTTTGTACAGTTCTTAATATCTCTTGAGCCAACATAACTCTCTGACTCATAGAGAAAGTATTAGGATCTGATACAGGTAATACGTCTACTCTTTCATCAAAGTCTTGAGCCTTGATAGTTTGGTTTCCGTTAGCTGTGAAGTAAGGATAGTCTGGTGGTAAGTATTCACTAAATACTTTTGCTAGTATCTCAAATTCTATTCTTTGACTTGAGTGAAGTCTTTTATGAATAGCACTCATAACACGAGTACCACGTTCTAGTAGTGCAATCGTTGTTCCTACAGGAGCATTCTGATTTCCTTCACCAACTTGCGTATCAGCTATCGAAGCGAAACGCCTTCCACTGTCAACCAAGATACCCAGGAGAGAGAGTAGGGTTTGGCTTGGCTCCTTAAAAGGTAACGGTACAAAGGCATCTCGCAAACTTCCGCCAGGGGCATCCATGTCTCTGAACTCACCAGGTTGTAGTGGTTGATCATCATTACGAATACGAATACCACGGGCTTTAAATCCAGCAGGTAGATTAGATAAAGTACCTGCGTCAATTAACTGTCTTAAGATAGATGTTGATGCTTTAGATAGGCCGCCTATCATGTGAGTTAAACCAAAGCCATAGAATCCTAAGCCTGGTAAGAACTTATAGTGAACAAAGTAGTTAATACGTTGCTTTAATTGATCTGTTTCTTTGTAGTTTCTACGTATAGATAGGACTTTATCATTAGCTATAGTAATGATATAAGGTAGTTTTATACCTGTTTCTTCGCCTTCTGAGTCTAAATCTTCATAACCTGCGACATCTAACTCAGTATGAACCTCATATACTTTACAAGTATCATCATCGTCATAACTAGGGCTAACGCCTTGTATTTCATCTATTTCTTCCTGTACTTCATCAATATCATCTAGCATGTTGCCAGAGGATACATCTACGTCACGATAGAAGCCTATTTGCTGTAGCTTCTTAACGTCATTCATTGACATATCAATGACATGAGTAATTCTTGTAGCACTGTGTAAGTCAGTAGCAGAGTAAGGAACGATTAAATCTTCACTAGGTATGAACTTTGATACAGCTCTTCCTAGATTCTGATCGTAGTAAACTTTTCTAAAAGCAGAACCCGATAGCGGTAGATAGAATAACATCTGATCTGTCTCAGAATCGTACTCTTTCATAACCTGCATAAGCTGGTAGTTCATGAACTCTTGTACACGTGCTGCCTGTTGCTCTGTTTCGGCATTAGACATACCTATTACTTGGGTCTTAACAGGCCCTTGTGATGGTAGTATTTCGTTGTAAGCTTGGGCTTGGAACTGAGTAACGGATTCGGCTAAAAGCGGGTGCATAACTCCAGAGGCACCTTCAAACGGCTGGGATCTTTCCTCGTACTTCATACCTAGGTATTGAAGACCCTCTTTGTATGTCTTCTCCCAGTCAGATCTTGATTCTTTATCCGAATCAATACTGCCCATAAGATCATCCATAAGGCTGTTTAGCTCAGAAGACTCTACTTCCTCAGCTAAGTTAGCATAGAAGTCTGTATCTTCCATCGGCGGAGTTGCCTCACCGAACATGATGTTTCCATCTTCCATTTCCTCGAAGCCTTCGAAGTCAGGATTATCTTCTTGAATATCTACTTCTACTTCTACTTCCATTTCCTTTGAACGATCACGAACTCCTAGCTCAAGTTGATCTTCAAACGTAATAGCTTTATCTATGTCTGCCATGTTAATCCTGTATTAGTTTTCCTAGCTCTCTCTTCATCTCTTCAATTTCTTTAGAATCTTTGTTATAAGCTTTGTTGCTTATGCTTGAAGAATCTTGTTGAAGTCTTCTTTCTTGATTTTGTATTTTGGTCTTTAGTTTATCAATCTTAGGGGCTTTAGCTTTTTTTACAACTTTTTTTACAAACTTGCTAATGTGTGTAACCCCTGTTTTCTTTATGCCCATTATCTTAAAGCTTTGCCAAAACCTCTTACAGCTGCACCAACACCTTTTTTTGAAGATCTCTTAGGGCTAACTGATCCGCCGTCTTTGTATTTCATCATACCGCCATCAGCTTTCTTATCAGGCTTGCTTATTATTCCTTCGCCTGGGTTTTTCTTTTTACGCTTGCCAAGGAAATCAATCAGTCCTCTTTCGCCACCGAACTTCTTATCTTTACCAAGAAGAACTTTTTTAATTGCGTTAATGACAGGTCTTTTATTTTTCTTAACTTCGCCTGTAATTTTTTTAGCAGCTTTAGTAGAATCTACTTTCTTTGCACCGCCAGCTTTATTGTAAGCAGCTAGACTTGAGTAACCTTTGTTCTTCATGTCATCTTTAGTTACAGCTGTGAATTTTTTGCCGTTGTGAGTAAACTTAGTTCCTTCACCTTTAGCTCTTGCCTTTCTAAAAGCATCATCAAATGATCCGCCTTTGTTTTTTAAAGCAAGTGCTAAAACACCTGCTGACCCAGCTCCTGCTATTGCTTTTGTTGTATTAGATGCTCCTTTAGGGACTACTACCGCTGCTGAACCAGGGCCTGTTTTTGGACTTGGATTTGTATTTGTTATTGCCTTTGGCTTTGGTCTTGGCTTTGGTTTTGGCTTAGGTACTACATTTGCAGCCTTAGCCCTTTGAAGATCTCCTACAGGATCATTCTTAGCCTTCCCTGCTCTTGCCCTTTTTGCAATTCTTGCAGCTGCTTCAGCAGCTCTCTTTGTTAATGCTTTTCTTACCATGCCATTACTCCTAATAATAAATTCTTTGTCTAGGTATGGGCTCTTCATCTTCTTCATCCGAGTCCAATCTTATAAAGTTACCTTGACGAAATCTTAGTATAGCCTGTGTTGTTGAATCTACAAAATCGTCATGCTCCCCAAATGGGAAGGCCGCACATTCCTCTATCACTTCTTCTGCGAAGATTGTATCTGGAGCCCAAACCATGCCCGCCTCAAATACTGGTGAAGCCGAATGTACACGAGTAACTTTGTCCTTCCCTCTTGTGGGTCGGTAGTTCACTACAGGTATACCCATCATCCTTAACTCATGCGTCAAAGGTGTACCACTTGCTTGGGATTCTACCAACACAATGTCAGGTTGCCAAGACATATATTCATCATAGGCTGTACTCTTCAATTCTGGGAAATCCCAACGCCCCTTCTTAGCATCGAGAAGAATGATCGACTCAGGAGATCCATCGCTAGGACGGAACACCCCCCATGTGGTTATGGCGGAGTAGTCAGCTGTCTGTTTAGAACTAAAGGCTGTATCGTATGACTGCAATATATAGGTGGTGTTAGGCGGCTCATCGTGTTCCCACTTCTGCCACCAGTCTCTCTTGAGTAAAGCACCCTCTTCTGAGGTAGGGTTCTGCATATACTGAGCATTCCACTTCGATATAGGGATAGATGCCTTAACAGACTCAAGCTCTTCTATCTTCCAGAACTCGGGCCATAAAGGGGTGTTATCGTCTAATATCGCAGGTAATTCTAGTATATCCCACTGATCTGCGTGCTCTTCGCCCATTCTCTTAAGAAGCTTCTCAGTTAGATCTAGCGTACTCCAACGCGTCATAACGATTACTATGATTCCGCCAGGCTGTAGACGCTGTCGCGGCCCAGAGGTATACCATTCGTAAGCAGACTCTAGTGCGGAGGGCGAGAGGGCATCCTGTTCTGAATGAGGATCGTCAATGATAAGGAGGTCAGCACCCCTACCCGTGATGGCTCCGCCAACACCCGCCGCGAAATATTCTCCGCCATGGTTGGTTTCCCATCGTCCTGCTGATTTACTATCGGCTGATAGTCGAACCTTCTCAAAGATTTGTTTGTACTCATCAGTATCCATAAGGTTTCTAACCTTACGTCCAAAACGAGCAGATAATTCTGCCGTATGGGTAGTTTGCATTATTTTCATGTCAGGATGCAAGCCCATCATCCAGCTAGGAAAGAACACAGATGCGAACTCTGATTTGGTATGACGCGGTGGCATGTTAACGATAAGGCGTTTAGTCTTACCCATAGCCACGTTCTCTAGCTTCTTAGCGAAGAGCTTGTGATGTTCGCCCTCGATGAAGCCATCCCATACATGCTTAACGTATTCAATGAAGTCAGTGTTAGCTTTGTTGCTAACCTCCATTTGCTTTAGGCGACTTTGAATCATAACGATCTCTTTTAAAGTATCGTCAGGTACGTGCTCTAGTTTATTTTTTTTATTGGGCATTTGAAAATGTTTTTTTTCATTTGTAATATGGTACCCCATTATGGTACCTAATTAAAGAAGGGGGGGGTAAAATGGTTTAGATGGTAATTGTATATACTTATAGTTATATATATACCCAAAAAAAAAAACGCGTGGCACTATATGGGGTGTACCCCCTAAAGAAAAACGCGATTTCAAAAAACGACTTCTGACCCAATAGAGACCCAAGGTAACGACAAGTACACTTGACATATTATAATGTGTGAACGTGTTGGTAATCCTGTATGTAATCATGGTAAAATATACCCTACAGGGAATTAACTCTGTAAATTGGAGAACTTAAAAGATGGATAAAATTAAAATAATAAATGAAGATGACATAACTATTTATCGTGTTGAAGATAATGGGGTTATTCAAGAATTTGGAACTTATGAAGAAGCAAAAGAATTTGTTTCATATACACAAAATCCAAAGTCTTATATTGATGATTGGAATAAAGCCAACGATTTAAAAGCATGGCAAGACGGAACTTTAATTAATGATAATGCTATTAATAAATTATCTTTAAAAGAACTAAATAAAATTAATGACATGCTTACCAAGGCTGGGTACTAATATGAATAATAAAGAAATGAATCAATTGCAAGTATTAGAATTAAAAGCCAGTGGTAAAGAACACTTAACAAGTGAAGAAATACAATTGCGTAATGAATTGGAATTTAAAAGAAACAAGCAAAATATCACTATGCGTTTAACAGGTGATAATAAATATTATAACGCTTTTCAATGTTGGCATTTCAGTCAACACGTTTTAGAAAATGGTTATGGAAGATATAAGAATTCAAAAGATAACAAAGATATTAAAAGCATTACTATATATAACAGTCCTTATGGGGCTGGTGCAATGTCTGAATTATCAACTGGGGGAACTACTAACCTTTTTTCATTCAATAGCCAAAAAGAAGCCCTTGCTTTTATTATTGGGTTTAATGTTTGCCTACATGATTTGAGAGAGGTGACATCATGAAAGATATTAAAATAGGAACTCTTAATGGAATCGTGGGGGCTTTAGCCCTCGTGATTTCTTTCATGATCTTCTCTAGCTCTTTCAATGGTTCTATATTCGGATCTGGTTTAACTTTTTTATGTGGCCTTATGTTTGGAATATGCGGCCTAATCTTTTTCAAGGGGGATGAATAGAACCTTGACATAATAGATCTGGGGAATTTATAATCTTGATATCTATATATCTATAGATGTTAATAAGTTCTCCAAACTTAGATACACTAAAGGGGGTCGCAAGACCCTCTTTTTTTATGCCCAGCATTTCCGATTAAATCTTTAGAACGCAATAGGTCGCAAAATATATTCTTTAGAACGCAGAAGGTCGCAAAAGTTAGGGTTAATAATAACGCCAAAGGTCGCAAAAATAATCGCCATTTCTCCGTGAGAGGGGGGTTTTGAGAAAATCTAGCCTTTATCTAAACTTTTATTTACCTTGAATTATCTTAATATATTGTATGTTATTGGTTGTAATGTGTGTGTATTACTGTATGATAGTAGAGTCTACTTAATAAAATGGAGAACTTTAAAATGACAATAAAATATATAGCAACAACAAAAGAATATCGTGACGAGGTAAATGGCAATAGTTATTTCAGTACATGTATAGAAGATATACAGAATGATAAAAATTATATCTTACCTTTTCAATATGGGTATGGTACTCAATCAGAGTATGAAACATCACAACTTCTAAGAAAAATTGACCCAATTGTCGTTTGGGGAAATATTAAACATATCAAAATTGATAGATGTTTAAAGAGAGAAGTAACTCAACATGGAACAGGTACAAGTGATAGCTATCTACCTAACCTTG